CAATGGAACACCACTGCAATGTCGGCCATCGCGTCTTCCACGTGTTCGGGAAGCCCTAATTGAGATCCGCCTTCTGCGCCAAAAAACGGGCTACCGCCGCAGCTATCGCCGCCAGATCGGACATGTCCAGGCGATTGATATCATTGGTTGTCAGTACCGGTTCGGTAATACGTGGCAAGAGCTTCTGCAATGCGCTTACATCGAGCTGCCCAATGTCGAGCAGAGAAATGCCGCGCAATTGTTGTGTTCTTGGTTTTTTCAAGCGGATTTCCGTGATTAATTTCTCGCCGCGCTGGATCGGTTCATCCAGGTAGACGGTGACAGATTTATTGTCTGATACGGCATCAACTTCTATAGTTTCTTCTGACATGGTGTTACTCCTTTAAGGGATCGGTAAATGAATAAGTTCTACAAATTGTCGTTGCGGTGATCCGCTATTTACAATCCAATTGCTTTGCGTACGGCGGCGTATTTGTCTGTGCCGCCGATATTTAAAATGCCGTTCATAAAATCCAGTTCGATTAAAGTGCGGTCATTGATGCTGAGTTTGTAGTAGCTGCACACAGTGGAATATTTGTGTGCCGTTTCTGTGCCAGGCTTGATGGTTCCCATATCGATGCTCTGATGACGTCCCCGCACGGTGACTTCGACGGCGTCTGATCCACCCGTGTCATCGTCCAGCGCGCCGCAAAAGCGTAGCTGCACGGCGCTATGTGATGCCGCACCGTACTGCAACAATGCTTCTTCAACAAAGCCGTTCAGCGTCCATTCCAGCGTCAGTGCTTCGTTACCAAAATCCGCCATGACCGGCCCGCCCATGCCAGCAGCTAAATAGGACTCCATCTTTCTGGACAATTTGGGTAACGTGATTTCGGCCACTTCACCGACATACGATTGGCCTTCGTTAAATAAGTTAAAGTTCTTCAGTTTGCGTGGTAAGCCCATTGTGTTCTCCTTCTGTAAATGAATTAGCCGGTAATGCGGCTGGCGAAATCGGCCAGATAGCTGTCGGTGATACGCTGCTGAAACACCAGATTTTCCAGCGGCGGTACTGGCGTGTAGTCGTAATCGATACGCAGCTGACCTGACTTCAGCGTGTCCTTTGAATTGGCCTCCTCGTCGTACCAGGCGCTGCCATCAATGATGTAACCTTGCACCTTCAGATCGCGGAATTTGGCATTGATGCTCTCGATCAGGTCTCTGACCAGGGACGGATGCATGGGCTTGTCCACGTAGCTAAAATGGGCCTCGGCTATCGTGTCGGCCAGTACCTGGGCCGTGCGCGTGTAGTTTTCAAAAAAGAAAAACTCCGGTTCCTCCGTGGTGCGTGATCCCCAAAACCGGAAACCGCTGTTGTTAATCAATGTGGTCACTTCATTGCTGTTGAGGTACCCGGCATCGGTTGCCGGGTCTTGTAAATCCCAAAACACATCTTTGGACAGCCCGGTCGGCCCATTAACCGGGATATTGGATAGGGTCTTGTGCCACCCAGTTTCCTGGTCGATTTTTGCGCGCAGCCCGAGCGCATAGGCGACGGCTGGCGTGGTCGCTTCAGCGTTGGCTGCTGCGTCCCAACTGATGAAATCCGGCCAGATCAGCATCAGGTTGCGTTTGCCGAACCCGGCACGGTATTTCACGGCGTCTTCCTTGGTGGTGCACGAATAGGCCGAGGCATAGACGAAGGCACGCAGCGTTTCGGCTGCAGCGACTAACGCATTGGTCACGGCCTGATTGTCCAGGCCCGGTGCGCCCAGAATCCGGGGCTTGACGCCAAAGCGTGCCTGCGCGGCCAGCAACGCCTTAATCCCGAGATATTTGCCGGAGGAATCAGCACCACCAATGACATGGGTAGTGGTTTCTGCCTCGGTTTCGCCTGTCGCCACGCGCACCACGATGGTCAGCGGTTTGGTCTGCAAACCAATTGCTTCGAGCGTTTTACGCAGTGTTCCTTTGGTGCCAGCCTTGCCCAGCACCGTGTTGACATTGGTCAGCAGGACTGGAGTATCGAGCGGAAAGGTGTCGGGATCGGCATCGTCGGCAACGGCAATCAGGCCGATGACGGCGGTGCTGATCGTGCGGATGGGACGCGTGCCTTCGTTAATTTCAATGACGCGCACGCCGTGGTGATACTCATCTGCCATACTGTTCTCCAAGAAATTGAGAGTGGATTAAAACGCTAATTCGTGTTTTCCAAGGTCATGCCTTGGAGGTGATCTGTTGCATCTGAAATTGGCACCATGACTGTTTGCGCGGCCATAAATAGACGCTGATTCTGGTCATGGGCCTGCACCATTTCATTTCTGAACGATTCAACCGCGGCACTGGTGCTGCGTTGCTGTTGCGAGTTTTCAACCAGGAGAAGCGGCATCCAGTGCATCGCGCAGCCTCGCTCATTGATTTGCTCGCCGGTAGTCGGATTCGTTCCGGCCAGCTCGATATGCCACGCGCAGCGGTGGATGCTGCCATCCCTGATTTCCTCACACTGGGATCCCAGCGGGCAGGTCGTGATTGTGTTAATCGTCATTGCAGGTCTTCCCATCGCCAACATCTTCATCCGGCGGGTCGGCAGGTGTTTCTCGATCCGGCAACCAGAACAAGTTTAGTTTGCGGACTGCCCAGTCCTCGCCATCAAACCAGACCTCTTCATCCACAGCTAGCGCCGACGGTGGTGCCGTGAGCGTGGTGCGGGGCGGCAGGTGGACTTCCTCCTTGTCCTTGTTTTTCTCGAACTGATAGGGACCGATAAATTGACCAGAGTCACCGTATTGGTACCCGGTAAGCGTGATCGTTTTCTGTGCTGTTACTTCAGGCATATCGGATTGGGGTTGGGTCATCATTAAACTCCTGCGTTTTTGCTGCAAATAATCATGTCGATATAGCGCGGTTGCCAGCTCACTTGCGAGGAGCCATTGTCAGTTGAGCCACTGTGCGTGTGGTTGCTGGTTGCACCGCTTAGCCAGATGCCGGTACCGGCTCCATACAGTGAGATACCCGTCCGGGAACTTGTCCCACCACTGTGTGGCCCATACTTGTTGGCGTTACCTGAGCCTAAATTGGCGCCCGATCCCGCGTCACCCGCGTAATTCGTGTGTTCATGACCTGGGTCATAGACGCTATGGCTGTGGCCGGGATCTTGAACGGCGTGCGTATGGTCGGCGCTGTGTCCTCCGGTCGTGAAATTATGGGTATGCGGCGGAACCACATTATTTAAAATCGGGTTGTGCGTGCCACCGACATTGCCACCACCCCCATTCACCACGCGCAGCATGCGGTTATTGGCGGTGTCGTCGACAATTTGTGTCCATCCGGTTGGTGCCGCGGCTTGGGCAAACAGAAGCCGGGTTCCGGTTGGAAAACCGGTATAGCCCTGGGCTAACACCCATGTCTCCATCGCGACATTCCCCAAATCAGCGGTGTCGACGGTGACTTTTAGTTTGGTCGCAGCACTCCAGCCGATGCGAACCAGGTTGTTCAATTGGTCGACGCCACCGCCCTGTTGAACCGGAGTAAATCCCAGGAATGGTTGATATTTGTATTGCGGTGTGACGTTGATGGTGATGTTGTCTGAGCCATCAAAGCTGGCATGACCATTCACCTCGCCATTGATTGAGATAATCTGGGCTGCGGCCAGTTTGCTCGCCTTGCCGGCGGCGGTTTTACCCAATTCCAGATCGCTGACGCGGCCTTTCAGGTACGTGGTGCGTGACGCCAGTTGTTTAGCCTGCAAATTGTCAATGCCATCCTCGCCGCCGATGACGTCGTCAGTCTTTTCGAGCTGATAAATGCCATGTACCCATTCGTTGGTTTCTTTTAGGTCAGCCATGCTATTTCCTTACACCACGCCACGGCTGTATGCGCCGTCGCGTTTGATCGTGCCGTTGTGTTTAATCGGATTGGACGTGAAATCGAGTGCCGTTAAATGGCAGCATTCGCGTTTGACGTTTTCAAGTCGCTGCTTAATCAGTTCAGCCTGTTGGTTCGATACCGGTCTGGTTAGTTTGATCGCAAAGGTTGCCCATTCGCCGTCGCCATCGGTTACACCACTGCGCTCAATCAGGGTGGCATTTGGATGCGATAGGGCGGTCAGCGCCAGTTTGATGGCGGAAGGTGTGCCTTTCTTTTGCCGGATGGCACGTGCCGACGCCACCACGTCGCGCTGCATCTGCGCTGGCCATGTGCTGTCCCAGTCTTCGACGCCCACAGCCCATGCGAGCCACGGCAATAGGTTAAGCGGACAGGTTTGCGCGTTCCAGTTGTTGACGAGACTGAACGGTATGCTTCCGATGCGGGCCGTGCTTTGTTCCAGTGCCCGTTCCAGAGGCGTGCTGTTGGGCGGTAATAATGAACGTGTCATGATTTGGTTCCCGCGATACGAATATTGACGTAGGTGCACCAGGTCGCTTGCTGGGCCGTACAGGAGATGTCCTCCAGTGGCGCTTGCCGCACCACTTTGAAGACGCCTGGCACGTGCAGAGCATGCGACAACGCGGAATCGGTTACGTCCGCTGCCAGCAATTGCTGTTCCAGCAAATAGGCAGCAAAACTCTCTTGTGCGGCTTTCAGCACAATGGTCTGATCTGGACCGCTGTAGGTGGTGATATCGGCGTCCAGTTCCCAGTTGATAATCTCGGCACCTTGCACGATCAGTTCTTCCGAAAGTGGGCGCACATCATCGCTGTTGAGTCTGGCGCGCACCTTGTCGAGCATGGCTTCGTCTGCGGTACCGTCACCGAGTCGGCTCAAAATGGTGACCACGGTGGTGCCAGGGTGAGGGCTGGTGACAGATGCATCCTTGATGTTGCCATCAGCCGATAAGGCGTGAAATTTATACGCATTGCCTGCGCCAGCGGTGGAATAACTGTCGTCTTTCAGCAGCAGACGGCGGCGATAGCTTTCGTTATCCTCCATGACCTGTTCAGTCGGTGGTTGGGTCGTGGAATCGGCTTGGGTGATCACCAGACGCTGCTCGCCTTCGTAGTAAGTGATGCCGATATGATCCAGATCACTGTCCATGGCGAAGGCGACCAGCAGGGCGCGACCTTCTTCATTAATCCTGTGGCGTAACAGTAATTCACGGTAGGCGGCGACCTCCAGAATTTTGTAGGCCGGATCGGATTCGAGTACGTTGGTGTATTTCGGATACCGCGTCTTAAAGTCGGTCAGCATATCGGCAACGATGGTTTCGTAATCCAGCGTTTCGACGAATTCCGGTGGCGGCAGTTTGGACAGATCAATGACGGAATTACTCATGCATCATCTCCCTTGATTGCTACTGACAGTTCAACACTCTGCTGCTCTGCAACGCCTTCTAACGTTAGCGTGGCAGCACCTTGGGCATTGAATGTCAGTGCAACACCGGACAGGCTGATACGGGGTTCCCAACGCTGGATTGCGTCAGCGGTTGCCGCATAGATGCGTAACTGGGTAGCACCATTTAAAGGCTGATCGATCAACTCAGGCACTTCAGAACCATAAGCGCGGCGCATGACACGACTGCCAATGGGCGTGGTTAGAATCTCGGCAATCGACTGGCGAATGTGGGCCAGCGCATCCAATTGCTTTCCTGTCGCAGCATTCATGCCGATCATTTTGGCACCTCTGAGTCAGCGCCAACGGCAACAACAAAATGCTTGTGACCGGTCACGCTCATACCGCTGATGACAACATCGTCGCTCACGGTGAGTTTGCCCTGTATGGTGGCAGCTCGGCCGCCTTCACCTGGTTGCACGGCCATACCGGCGTTTAACTGGCTCATGCCATTGACAATCAGATTTTTCGCCACGGTGAGGTTGCCGGTGCAAACGGTATCTGGCGCATCAGACGTGACCTGATCAGCCTTGACCACGGCACGGCTGCCTGATGGCAGGGTGGCCGTTAAAGCGTGGGCGTCACTGTCGTATTGAATGACCGCGCCATCACGGTATTTTGTCGTGTGGTGAGCAGGGTTCGACGAGGGCGGTTTCGCCTGGTCCGAATAGATAGCCGGAAACGCGACGCTCTGGTTGAAATCGCCTTCCGGAGAAAACAAAATCACCTGCTCGCCAACGCTGGGCGGACACCATGTCTGCGTGTCGCCTGCACGATGTGCTGCCCATGGCCGCCAGTTGGTAATATTGCCGCCCACATTGACCCGCACACGCGGGTTGTCGTAGTCCGCTTCTGCAATGACGCCAAAGCGAATCAGATTTAAAAGTAGCCGAATGATTTCGGCGTAATCGGCGTGATCAATGTTCATCCGTCTATGGTGCCGTGTCAGCGGATGAAGGTCACGAAGCAGAAGGTTAGATAATGTCTATCTAACCTAGCCATGTTTTTACGAATAGATAAGTCGTGAGAAAGTACAGGCTGGCCAAGTTGGCCGCATCAAAATTAGCCTATAGAGTCAGGACTGCATCATGCAAGAAATAC